ATAGCAGGGTGAAATGTAACAGAAGATTGTGTTTGTCCTGGTCCTTCTTTAAGACCTTCTAGATCTCCTAGATCTTCTTCTAGTGGACCTAAACTATCTTTCAATACGCTAGATGTTTGACCTGGTTCTAATTCATTACCATCACCAGGAAAACCATAAACGTCCTGAAACTGTTCCATCATTTTATTTTGTTCTTGTTCTTTAGGGTCTATGTGTACAGTATCTAAAACACCTTCTGGTAATGCCGTTGGCTCTACACCAATAGGAAATCTATTCTGACTAAATAGAACATCTATAATCTGACCATATGCAGCGAGTACTTTTGTTTTAGTTACTTTAATAAATACTCTTGACTTCTCAGTTTCTGTAAATTGTACTTCAGGACCATATACACCTCTGTAATTTCTATATGCCTGTATCCATCTTTCTTCATCAGAGTATCTTTTATTCTTTGCACGTTCAAATCTACCATTGACGTAGCTAACTATATTAGTATATGGAGTATCTTTTGTATCATCTTCTAAAACTAGAATATCATTTTCTTCTGCCATTGTTTTTCCTTTTTGGCTGATTACGTCTATTAGTAGATTTTGGTACAACTTTTAAATTCATCTTACGGTTATCCAGTGGATTACCATTTACGTGATGTACCTCTGATCCTTTAGGAACGCCTACTGTTTTCTTCATAATTCTATTGGCTCTATTTCTAGAAGCCCTTTTAGCTTTCGCTAGTTTACCACCTGCCTTATGTTCTTTTTTGTAATCTCTAGGTTTTTTCATATCAATACCAATGACTATAAACAAACACACCGATGATAAGTACTAATCCAAGTATCATACCAGCGTATGCCCAAAACATCTAATATCCAAACGTAGCATCCGATGCTTGGTAACGGTGTTTAGGTGTATTCTCATACGCTACTCTTATATTCGTAGGTCTAGACATTATCATATACCTTAGTGCATCATACAAATGATCTTCAGACTTAGTATCTACATCTTCAGGGTTTCTGGCATCCACTGGTAATGCTGCTATCTGACTGATCAAATTCTTACAATTCTTTAATATTTTTAATTTAGGCTCATCCGTATCTTCATCAATCATCAATCTTTTATGTAACTCTATCTTACCTGCTACCCTAGATCCTGGTGATCTATCTGATGGTCTAAATCTACATCCTTCTCTATTCATAGTCTCTGCTATTGATGGACCTACATCACCTCTCTTAGCCCAACACGAACTATCTAGTAATGCATCCTGTATTCTACCATCATCAGCTTCTACTTCCATAATCATCTGACCTAACTTATCTGCTGTCAAACGATTTACATACAACTCTCTATATATCCACAAACATCCATCGTAATCTACTGCACCCCATAATATTGCTGAATGCGCTGCATATCCAAAGTCTGCTGCTCTTATCTTAGTCCATCCATTAGGTATCTCAAAACTATCACACGTATGTATCTCTTTATTAAACTCAGGGAATGCACCTTCATCTACTACATCCCAATCACCATACAGAAACTGTTTACGTTTAACTTCTGGTAGTGATGCCAACATAGCAACATAACTTTGATCTTGTGTGAGATACGGATTATCCCATACTGATGCTGCTATAAACTTTCTTGTTATTTCGCTTGACAGTGTTTTACCATCTAGCTCATATTCTATCTTCTCAGTTATTCTAGTGTTTGGTTCAGCAGGATCTATAAATAACTTCTTAACCCATGCTGATCCTACGTTTCCTGGATTACCTGTAGCTCTCATGTGCAGTGGTATATCAGGATCTGTAGTACGTAACGATGACTTTAAGAACTGCCATATATCTGAATTAGCATATTGTGGTAGCTCATCTATACCAATCCATGAATAGGACTGTCCTTGATATCTTAACACATCTTGTAAGTTTTCGCAATACCCAAATTCTATTCTAGCTCCACTTGGAAAGTACCACGTATTCTCTTGACTCTTAAACTTAGCTTTTGGTTCAGCCTTACGATATATCTGCTGAGTCTGAAATATAACATCTCTTAGTTCTGGCATCGAGCGTCTTATAAGCAATGCACGATGAGCAGATTTGTGTACATATCTTAATGGAGCTATAAGAAGAGAGTAAGTTTTACCACCACCTCTTGCACCTCCATAGAAAACTTCGCGTTCATTAGCAGAAAGAAATTGTGTTTGAGGGCCAGGATTGGGCTTGAAAACAACTTCAGGTTCTTTCTCTTTAGAATCGGTAAAGTTTATAGATTCTTCTGGCTCTTTACCATTGTCTAACTCTTTACTTAATCGTCTCTTCGCTTGTTCTGCCTTGATTCGGGTTTGCTTTTCGGTATTTTTAAGGTCTTCGATTCTTCGTTGCTTGGGAGATAATTTACGTCTGCGAGTTTTTCTCCTAGCATCCAACTCTTCTTCAGTCCATGCCAACTTGTGTAACCTAGTAGCAGAAAGTTTTCTACCAGTTTCATTTTCTAACCACGCCGCCACCTTTCGTACAGAGTGATTACCTTCACGAATTTGAGTAACCGCTTCATCGAATTTACTAAGGACTGCTTCATTAGGCATATACCATGCCACATCCCTTTTGTCAACTTGATAATCATATCCGTATGGAATTTTACCAATTGCTTTAATTTTTCTACGACTTGCATGATCAATCCTTTTGAGTGTCATCATCTTCCTCTAGGGGAGGCAATATCACAACAGCAGAAGCTACGCCCTTATGTTCGATCTTCTCTGTTTTAACTATACCAGTACGGTCTAGAATTTCTTTGGCAGCAGCTAAACGATCTCTATTACCTAAAGCACTAGGATCATCTAATATGCCTGACATAGAGAGAACAGCTTTAGGAGCATTAGCTGCTAACATATTCTCTGCTCTCTCTATTATCTCACTTTTCATTTGGCGAATGAGTCTAGCAGGATACTCTGTTGGAGCATAACCTGCAATGTTCATAGCGTTACGGAAGTTACCTTGTGCTTCCCCAAACAAAGCATTTAGAAAAGCTTCTTGTTGCTCAGTCACATTAATAACCTTTCTTGTACATCCCACCTCGTTTGGTGAAACCACCTGCTCTCATACCATAGGTTTTTTTAATTGCACCACCTTTGTTGCGACCCATTTCTTCTTCATCTTTCTCATTCATCTCACGATCACGTACCATCTGTGCCTTAGATCGTTTATCTCCCATAGCTCTAGCAAGCATTGCACCAAAGCTGTCTTTATCTTTTGGTAAACTTGTCTGTCTAGATTTTTGATTAGGGGATACACCAGATCTACCGCCTTTAGATTCTTTAGGTTTTTCTAAAGATTCGCCCATTGCAACATTTTTGCCTATTATTTTATCTCTAAAACCTGTTAATTTACGACCAGTATCAGCACCACCAATATCTTGAACTAAAGGTAAGTTTGTTTGTCTAGATTTTTGATTTGGAGATACAGTAGCTTTACCACCTTTAGGTTCTTTCTTTTTAGGTTTAGTATCTTTCTTTTTGGGCTTAGTGTCTACTGTTTTAACTTTAGGTTTTTTTTCTTTCTTAGGTGCTTCAGCTTTTTTAGGTGCTTCAGCTTTTTTAGGTGCTTCAGCTTTCTTAGGTGTTTTACCTTTAGTTGTTAATCCTGCTAAAGAAGATTTGTTTGCTCTTTTTTCTTTTTCTTCTTTTGAAACTGATTTTTTAGGTTTAGAAGGTTTAGGAGCAGCAACTGTACCACCAAGCTTTTCTATTTTACTTTTTAATGATCTTACTCTAGAACCAAATAAACCTGATTTCTCATTTTTTTCTTTAGCTTCTTTATAGTCTTCTTTTAATTTTTTTAATCTTATTGCTTTTTGTTCTGAGGGTGTTAATGCCATAATTACGTTCTCCTATATGATCGGGTCTTCCTTGCAATGCGCTTGGGTTGTTTTACGTGTTGCTTCCCTGCTTTTTTGCCTTTTCTTTTTGCCTTAGTCGTAGCTGCATACTCAGCTTTACTAAGCGACTTAATTGCTGCTGAAGGAAGATACCTTTCACCAGTAGCTTTTGGGCCTTGCGTTGATGGTTTACCTGACTTGGTACGCCACTTCTGCTTAGTCCATTTCTTTAAACTTCTTTGTGGAGCTTTCATTTGTTTTTAGAGTTCCATAATTCAAATAAGGTCATTACCTTTTGTTTTAGTGTATCTATATCTGCGTGCATCTTAGCTAACACTATAACCAAAGTTACGAAACCAAACGCTATAGGCCAACCAGATACAATTACCGACCAAGTATCATCCATGTCACGACTTATAACCTCCCCCAGCTTTCTTATAAGATTTTGCTAACATCTGGGCTTTTCTAGCAGACCACTGACCACTAGCACCACCTTTACTACCTGCTTTAATACGATTGAATATCTTCTTTCGCATACCAGGTTTAGTATAATTACCTGATTTATTGACTGTTGATTTAGATTTAGTTTTAGCCATACTCGTCTTCCAAGTAATAAGCGACTCCTGAAGTCATACTACTTCCCCCACCAAAAAATAATCGCCATCCCAAGTTATTATTTCTTTTTCTTTTTTAACTTACTTTGTACAGTTTTAGATAACTCTTTCATATGAAAAAGTTTTTTACTGTTCTTAGTATGTTTAGCACCACTATGTAAGGAACCATCAGGCATCTTATGCGTACCGCCTTTATGTATTGTTCCATCTCTAAAGTAATGATTTACACCTTTCATTCTATTTCTTTTTCTTTTTCATGGCTCCACCATACATCATTTTCTTTTTCATCATGGCTGATCCACCTTTATTCATTTTAGTTTTCATAGAACCACCTTTATTCATTTTCTTTTTATGTTGGGGCATATTTTTCTCCTTTAGCCTCTATTACGCCAGAACTCTTTACTCTTGACGTACTTATCTATGTCCACCTTTTCTTGAGATGGTTTATGGCAGTCACACCTGCACACATTGGGATCACACCCACATTCAATACAACTATCACAATGCGTTCCGTTA